CCCGGGTGAAGACCGGCAAGTTGTACTGGCCGTCGGCCTCGCGCTCCGGCTCCGCTACCGGGCCGATGCCGCGTGCGACGTAGCTGGAGAGCGTGTTCCGCTTCAGCCCCAGGTACTCGGCTGCCGGGCCGTAGCCCACGAACCGATCCGGGATCTCTTCCTGGCTGGTCACGGTGTCACCTTCTCTCGTCATGCGGCTGACTATACAGTCACGCCTTCCCCTGGTGCAAGCGCAAGATCTTCTGGTCCTGGTGTTGACACTTCACAGTCATGCCGTTAATGTAGTTGATGTGAGGCGGACACGCCGCCTCCACCAGGGGAGGTCACCATGGGAACCACCGCCAAGATCACCAGCACCTCGATCATCGTCGCCGACCGCGACCAGGCTCACCGGGTCTGCCACACCTACCTCGAGGAGGCCCGGCCGGAGACGTTCGAGCTGGCCGACATCGCGCTGGCCACCGTCTCGCTGGCTCGCACAGCAGACTGGGAACTGACGGTCGACGGAGTATCGGCCCCGGTCACCGAGATCGACAACCTGTTCAACGGCGTGGTGGCGGCCCGGATCTGGGAGAAGGTCGGCACCACGCACAGCGAGTGGGAGCTGGCCTCGGTCTGGACCGTCCAGAACGGTGACCTGATCAGTGACCGGGAGCTGTGCGAGGCATACGTCGTCGCCGGGTCCAGCCGGTCCGGCGACGATGTCAAGGTCCACATGGTCGGCAACGGCAAGACCTGGAACGACCGCCACGTCACGGTCTGGAGCACCGGCGAGCTGGTGATGGTCGCCCGCAAGATGGGCTGACCTGCCCGAACGGAGCACGGCCCCCGGTCTCAGACCGGGGGCCGCTTTCGTGTTGACACTTCACCGTCACGCCTGCTAAGTTATTCACATGACAACGCAGCGCATGGCCCACGGAGTCCAGTTCCGCAGTTGCCCGACTTGCATGCTCCCGATCGGGGTTCAGGGTTTCGCCTCCCACCAGAAGGCACACGGGACCTACGTCCCGGCCGCCGCCCCGACACCCGCCCCGGTCGCTATCGCCTCCGGAGATCGGCCGTACGCCGGTATGCGCATCGTCGCCCGGATGAACTCCGCCGTGACCGGCGTTGTCGAGTCGATCCAGGACGGAACGATCAAGGTCGTCACCAGCGACGGTCGAGTCGACCACCTCCGGCCGCGCGGCTTCAGCATGCAATTCCAGGCAGCCTGAGCCCGAACGGAGCACGGCCCCCGGTCTCAGACCGGGGGCCGCTTGCGTGTTGACACTTCACAGTCAACGCTGTAACGTAGTGGACGGTGGAGAAGGTCTCAGCCTGGCCGGTCCAGTTCGGTGCAGTCCAGCACGGCCTGGTAGTTCTTCATCCCCTCGCGCACTGAGCGCGAGCGATCCCCGGCCGGGCCCTCGACCGGTTCAGGGCCGGTGAGAAAGATCGAGATCAGCGCACAGAGCGCGCCATCACGATCCCGCGCCGCGTCCTGTTGGTTATTCCAGATCCAGGCCGACAACAGTCCGGCCAGCACCAGAACGGCCAGACCCCAGGACACCAGGATCAGCAAGACCTTCCGGGGGATGTCCGGGTCGACCTGCTCCCTGAGAGCCTCGTTCTCCGGAGTCGTCATACCGCCTCAGTTTCCGAGAGTCCGGACGATCCACCCGATGAAGACTCCGGCGGCCCCGACGGCTCCGGCGGCTGCAATTGCAGACTGCCCCGTGTACCGGGCGCCGAGAGCCAGAGTCGCAGAAATCCCGGCCCGAGCATGGTTGCCGCGCTGATCAGCATCAGCGGCCACGGACCCTCTGTGTAGATGGTGAACGTTCCCCAGCCGCCGCCGAGAACGAGGAACAAGATATCCCGGCGGAGGGGTGGCAGTGCTCGCCTGGTCACGCACCATTCCTACCTTCCTCCGCACTGAGCCGGTTCCGGGATGGTACCCGGCGCGGCCCCGACCGAAGCGGATTACGTCGGGCCAACATTGGATCAGCTACGGAGCGTGAAGTCCAGTTGATGTCAAGGGCGGACCCGTCGTGCCAGGTCCGGGCCACCCTCTCCCTGGCCTTATGCTTCGTCAGCGAGGGGACGGGGAGGTGATCGACCAGTGATGGCCAGGTGTACCAGACCTCACGCTGAGTACGCTCGGCCCATCCCGCTACCCGCATATCGTCCGGCACGCCGCCGCGCCGGTCCGCATACTCGATCATCTCGGAGATCAGCCGGGTCGGCAGCGCGATGCACACGCCCCACATCAGCTTGTTCGACCGGACCCAGTCGACGCCAGCCCGGTCGGCGGCCCGCGCCAGCGCCTCCCAGCGCAACGGCACGTTACGGCCGGTCCCCAGGTACGGCGAGACGACCGCATCCTGGGGGACGAAGGCAAGCGCCCGCTCGAGACCGGCCAGCATGTCGGCGCACGGCCGGGCGTCGTCCTGGATCAGGACGTGCCAGTCCGAGCCCGGATCGGCCAGGTGCCAGGCCCGGCGCGCTGTGCGCCAGACCCGGTCCGCGTTGCCGCTGGCCTTCCCCTCGTCGTCCCAGGCGACTGGCGTCACGCCGTGACTCAAGCCCAGTGTGCGCCGGAGGGTGTCGACCTCCTGGGCGCGGTCCGGGTGGGCCATGATCGAGGCTGAGAGCCTCACTTGCCATCCCGGAGCGCCTGGAGGATCAGGTCGCGCTTGTCCTTGCGGATCCCGAGCACAATTCCACGGTGCTTGGCCAGTGCCTTGAGGTTGACCAAGTTCAAGTCGGCCACCGGGCCGACCGGCATGGTGAGCGCCACGGCCTCATGCGGCGTTACTTTCCAGGCCCATTCCTCGGTTGACGGTGCAGTGTCACGTTCAACCAACTCAGCCGGACCGGTGTGCGGATGCGTCAGCACGCAGTCCGGGTGCATACAACCCGGATCGGTGGCGACCGGTCCGTCCGGCACGATCACGCTCGGACCGCCCAGGTCCACCGTGACGGCCACCTGGTCGCCGACGGCCGGGTACGGGGAGGGTGAGACACCCTCGCTCGTGATGGCTACCGGCGTCGACTGGCCGCGCTGGGAGCGCTCCCCGGCGGCCTCGGCCAGCCGGGTCACGGCCAGCCGGTCGTGGTAGATCTCGACCGGCTCGAGGAAGCCCTCAGCCACCAGCGCGTCGACCGCCTCAGCCACGCCCGGCCAGTCCGGATGTCCGTAGTCGTCGACCGCGATGCGGGCGCCGTCGGCGAGGTGCGGGGCCCAGCACTCGATCGCCTGGCGAGCACCTCCGTACGAGTGGTCGTCGTCGACAAAGAGCAGGCCGACCCGCTTACGGATACCCCAGTCGGTCGCCACGTCCGAGGCGAAACCCTGGACCAGCGTGATGGCGTTGTTGTAGCCCAGCGCCTGGACGTTGTAGCGGGCCGAGTGCCGGGTGCCAGCCTGGTTGAACGGCGGGCCGTACGTGTTGCCTGGCAGGTCCCACGCGTCGATCGCCGTGACGTGCGCACCGGCACCCTGGCGGGCACCGTAGGCCATCTGGAGCGCGGTCTTGCCGTGGAACACGCCCAGTTCCACGATCTCCTGATCGGCGGGGACAGCCGAGGCGAAGTCGGCGAGCGCGATACCGATCGGCTCCGGCGTCGCACCGGTGACGGTCTTGAAGTGACGGGGGAACGGCGAGTTGCGGCCCACGGGTTTTCCTTTCGGACGGAGGTCGACCCGGCGCGGCGCCGAGCCCGGACTCATACGGGAGGTGGTCGGCTCGGCCGGGCGGACCTCGGGCCTCCCCTTGCGGAGATCGCGGACGATGCCGACATCCTGAGCGCGAGCCAGGTTCCGCCACCGGTCGTACGCCGTCTTGTCCTTGCGGAACTGGTCGCGGTGGTTCACTCGCTGGTACTGCGCGTCGGTCTCGGCCTTGCCCGCTACCGGGTGCATATGTTCGATGCGGATCTCGGGGAGATGACGCAGCGCCCCGGCCGCGCCGAACAGGTCCATCATCGAGTTGTCGCAGTACATGTGCTCGACCGGAGCGGGCACCATCCGGCCGAGCGCCCGCACGACGTCCGACGTCACGGCCCACTCGGTGCTCAGCTTGATGCCCTGGTAGCCGTCGTCCCCGTAGACCATGCCGGTGCCCAGCTCGCGCAGCGCGGCGAGGTAACTGGCGGCCCAGCCGATCGTCTGGGGGAGGTGATCGTCCCCGGCGAAGCCGACGGCGAAGTAGCCGCCCAGCGCGAGGTTGCCCGCCGCCAGATTCAGCTTGTGCACCATCGGGAGCCACTTCGGGATCTCGATCGACTTGAGTTGACCGGCCAGAACGAGGGATTCACCCGAGTACTCGCGGACCAGCTTCCGGTAGCCCTCGACCTCTGGGTCATCAGCATCGACCACGAGCACCAGGTCCGCGTGGTCCCAGGCGTTCGTGAAGTCCCAGGCACTGATCACCTTCCGGATGTTGTCCGGCCGCCCCCGGGTGGGGACGATGATGGCGAGGTCAGACACCTTCAGCCACCTTGCGCGCCTCATCGACCAGCTCTACGTAAGAGTCGGTCGACACCCCTGTCATCTCCTCGATGGCGATCAACATCATGCTGATCGTTTCGTCTTGGCTGCCCAGGTCCGTCCTGATGTCGAACTTGTGTCCGCCCAATTTCGGCGTGATGTCGATGTTGATATACGCCTCAGGCATGGTCGCTCCAGGTGAAGTTCGGGTGATCGATCGCCGCGCGGTCGCCCGGCTGGATCGTGTGGGGAACCTGCCACCGGCTCCCTCCGGGCTGGTACAGGTAGTGGTACAGGATCCGGGGGACGACCACCTGGGTACGCAGGATGCGCCGCTGGCGTAGCTGGTCGGCCCAGGCCCGGTCCTCAGCCCGCTTACCGGCCAGCCGGAAGTCGGCCTTGCGAGCGAGCACCGTGCGGATTGGGTTGATGTGGCTGATGTCGCGCTCGTACCGGTGCGGCAGGTTGCGCCACCGCTTGAACTCCAGCGAGTGGTAGGCGACCGCCGTCGGCACGCCGTCGGAGTAGCACTGGACCTGAAACCCGACGTAGTCCGGCCGGGTGGCCAGCGCGGCGACCACCTCGCGCACGTAGTGCGGCGCCACCAGGTCGTCGTCATCGACGAAGGACACGTACTCACTCGGAACCGTCGACACCATGGTCTGGCGGATCTTGGGGAGCGACGGTGATCCGTCGTTGTGCCAGCCGATCACCTTCACGCGGCCGCCGTGTTCGAGGGTCTGAGGCAGGAGTCCCGACAGCAGCCTCTCGAACAACGGACGGCGCTCACCCAGGGTCGGAACCAGGATTGACCATGTAGGCGCGGCTGTCATGTCCCCAAGGTACCAGAGCACGGGGCGTAGCGGCACCCGGCATAGCTGGGGAGAGCGGGGGGAGCGGGGACTCTTGAAAGCGGCCCGCTCCCCTGGAAAAACATAGGGACTCCGGAAGGCCCGTAGCCCTACATGCACGCAACGTGTGCGCACACCTACATAAAGACAATTTCTCGCACATGTATAGGGGTTTGGAGTCTCCCCTGACCTTCTATCCAGAGCGCCAGGGCGAGATCTCGTTCCCCCGGCCTCCCCGCTCCCCCCGCGCTCTCAAGGGTGGGCGATGCAATGGATGACGCCGGACCCCAGGGTGAGAATCGACGTGTTCGTGTAGCTCAGGGTGAATTGGGTAGTTGTCTTCGCCGTGGCCGCGAACGTGTACGGCGTCCCCAGAGACAGCGTGTTGTCAGTCAGGAAGTCGACGTCGTACGTGTTGTTCGGCAGCGTCCTGCCCCAGGGCACGACCAGACTCCGGGTGCCGACCGAGAGCAGCGCCACGGCGGGGATGACAGCCGTCTTACCGGCCAGGTACGAACTGACCCCGGCGGCGCCGGTAGGCCCGGCCGGTCCCGTAGCGCCGACAGCTCCAGCCGCCCCGGTAGCGCCGGTCGGCCCGGTCAACCCTGTAGCTCCGACTGCCCCGGTCGAACCGGCCGGTCCCGCCGGGCCGGTAGCGCCCGTGGGTCCCGCTGGTCCGGCCGGGCCCGGGATACCCGCCGTCGGCATCATGTCCTCGATCGGCACGTACTGATCCGGGAAGTCGGCGGCGATCCAGGTGCCGACCCGGTTCGAGTAGTAGTCCCCGACGTTGAACACCAGCTCGGGGTAAGGGTCGGTCCACCCGGCGTACTGAACGGCCATCTGCGTACCGGTGTCGTAGACCAGCTCCCGACCCATGAAGGCCGCCATCTCGGCGCCGTTGGTTCCGTCATAGCAGAAGAAATCAGCGATGTTGACGTACGTTCTGTAAGGCATCACACCTCGCATCTAACCGGAAAGCGGACACGTCAATGGTCCGCCGCCCGGCCGGATGGGGGAAGTAACCGAACGATCACCAACTGCTAACAGAGACGATCCCGGGGAACTTGCTCACGTCCCCTACGTCGTAGACCTCGATGTTGCGGGGGCTGGTCGTGTTCGCTACGTGGGTCATCACGCCGCCCGCGCTGGCCGCGCCGAACAAGGACACGGCGCCGGTCAGATTCACCGTCGGCGTGAAGTAGATCCCGCCGCTGGACGCGTTGAACGCGGTGTTGGCCACCGGGGTAGGGAAGCGGAAGAACTCGGCGATCAGAGTGGACGAGGCGGTCCGGTACGCCCGGAGATCCAACACGACGTTGACGGTGGTGCTCCGTACACCGGCGAACGTGCGGCACTCGTAGACCCTTCCCGCCACGAACGTGACCACGTTGGTCCGGAGCAACTCGCCCAGGGTGGTGCCCATCGTCGCTGAGTCGGCCGTGAGCTGACCGCGCGCCCAGAGACCAAGACCGTCTGGATACGGTCCGCTCGAGGTCGGCCCGATCACCAGCATGGAGCCCCGGTAGGTGAGGATCTGGACCACCATGCCGACCCGGTACGACGTCGCGGCGAGCGTGGGGATATCGCTGACGATCTCGTCCCCGGCCAGCGCCAGGCTTACGGTGCCGTCGGCCGCGACCGCCGTGATCACGCCCGCGCGCAACTGGAAACCAGGGTCTCCGCTGACCTGGTTCTGGGGAACGATCTTCTTCAGCAGGTTGGTGTAGTCGGCACCCATCAGATTTGCCTCACCTGGAGCGTTGTCTCGCCGGTCAGGTCGACCGTGATCGCGTCGACCACCAGCACCGAGGCCGACAGCGTTACCACGTCCCCGGCTGTGACGGTCGGATCGTACGGCCGCGTCAGGGTGTACGTGGACCCGGCGCCGATGTTCTGGTTCAGGATCGTGGTGGCCGCACTCTGGGCCTGGCTCTTGGTCTTTATCAGCGGGGAGGTGTAGTACTCCGTCACGCGGCCGTACGGGCTCGTTCCAGGCCCGGTCCCGGCGTAAGTCGGGCTCGACGGATCCGAGTCGATGGCGACCGCCTGGACGGGCGGCACACCGTCCGGCGCCTCCCCTCGGGCCACGATCACGTTCGGCGGCCGGGTGTCGTAGTCCGCCGAGAGAGAGGTGAGCTGGTCCAGCGGGTACGCGCTGTTGCGGTCCGGCGTGATCGAGCCGAGCTGGATCGCGCCCACCCGGTCGTACCAGGCTTTGCGGCTGAACCCTGTCAGGACATCCTGTAGCTCCGACCACGGCGCCGTTCCGGGCTCGAGCCCGAACACCCGAGCCGATCCCAGCTTGGCGCCGGTCAGACCCAAGCCGGGATTGAACCCGGTCCGGTTGGTAACCACCGCGTTGACCATCGTCCCGAGGTCGACGTTCTTCGCCACCGTGAACGCGCTCTCGAATCGGTAGCGCTCCACGTTGTCGGACATGTCGATCAGCCCGACGTCGACCACCTGGTTCCCCGCCTCCACCCGGGTACGCGACGAGGCGATCTCGTACGTCCCGTACGGGACAGTTGACACTGAACCGTCAAGTAGCTCCAGACCCAACTCGATAGTCACCCGGGTACCGAACGGCGTGAGCAGGTCGCCCGGCCGCTTGGGGATGGCGGCCGCTCCGGAGAACGAGAGCTGACCATCCCAGCGCGCATTGCGGCGTGCATCCTGGGTGAGATTGCCACCGGTCGGCTCGAGAACCTGGGTGACGCCGCCCCGGCTGAACGTGAACTTGGAGAACCGCCGGTAGCCGGTCGGCAACGCCAGAGCGGCCTGGTGCCGGGCGCTCGAGAATCGGGTAGCCATCAGAGATACACGCTCGGCTCAGGGGTCGTCGGCCACGGCTGGCGAACCATCGTCACCTGAACCACCTTCACATTCGGAGCCGGGGCCGTGACGGTCCAGCCGCCCGGCGCATACCAGCCGGGGGTGCCCCCGACCGGCGACCAGTAGACCCGGTCGTTGGACAGCATGTCTTCGAGGCGCTCGATCGCGGGCAGCCCTTCGACCGCGATGGTGAGCGTCATGTCCTCTCCGGCCAGCGTCGTCGACACGGTCTGAAGACCGCCGTCGAGCGGGATCGTCTGGACGACCAGACGCGGGTAGTCGTGCGATCGATCGGTGAGAACCGTGATCCGGTCGGTCAGACTGGACAGTCGGTCCAGGTCGTCACCGTAGCTGAAGCTGGGCACGGTGACGCTGGAGAACTCCGAGATCCTCAGCTCGGGCACGGCCAGCGGATCGTTGACCACGGTGCCGTTCAGCCGGACGAAATGCACCTCCTTGTATGGGGGGAGGTGACTTCCCGATCCGGTGACGTCGTCCCCGTTGCTACTGATCGTAGGCACGGCCGCCGCTGTGTTGCCGGAAGTGTGGGTGTGGTCGACCGTCGGCGACGGGCCGCGCGGCGCCGGAGAGGCGGTGCCTTTCCAGCCGGTGTTCGACGTCCCCACTGTGACCGCGTGCGCGTGCGAGGGGATGGAGTGCGTGTGGTTGCCGACCGCGTGGGTGTGGCTGGTGAACCCGGCCGTGGAGTTGACCGAGTCGCTGCCGTTGTCTCGGGCGAAGTAGCCGCGCATGTCTGGCGTTCCGTTGGCACCGTTGCACACGCTGAGCACCGGGTTCAACGCGGCCACCGTGCCCGTATAGAGGCCGATGATCCGGGTCTGGATTCCGCCGCTGGAGTTGCGCAACACCCGCAACCGGCGGTTGATCGGCTCGAGCGAACTAATCGTCGTCAGCCCGCCGGTGTTCGCGTTCAGGTTCCCGGTGTTACCGGCCAGTACGTTCATCGGGTGGTTGTGCCGGGGCAGCGCCGGGGCACCGACACCAGGGCCCATCTCGACCGAGCTGGCCGGAGCGCTGAGCCCGGTGGAGCTGATCGAGTGGTCGTGGGGGAAACCGGTGTGCGTGTGGCTGAGCATCGTATGGGTATGCGGGGCCCCGCCGAACGTCGCTCCGCCGTTGTTGCCGGTCGCCACACCCTTCAGGAACCGAGCGTCGCTGGTCGCGTCGTTGGTCCAGCCGGAGACGTTCTCGACCGAGTAGGCCAGTACGCCCTGGGGGTAGCTCGGCTGAGCACCGTCCGACTTGATCCAGATGACTTCCCGAGTGGGCGGAATGTTGTTGGTCGCGTTCGTCCCCGGAGACGCGCTGCTCGCGTTCTGCGCGTTGCGAGAGCCGGTCGCGCTCGGCCGGGGATGAGAGTGCGGATCCTCGGCCTGGGCGATCGTGCCGCCGTTGTATCGGGGGCTCGACACGCTAGTGGTCGAACTACTGGTGTTGCCACCGAGGTTGTGACTGTGCGCGCCGATACCGTGCAGGTGGCTCGGAGTGGTGTGCGTGTGACTGGTCGATCCACCTGTGATCGTCGGTGCTCCGGTGGTCG